GTAGTAAACTGAAGATTTATCGTAAGTTTACGGTTATTTTCTAGAATGAAGTGGAAGAAAATATGTAGTAAACTGAAGATTTATCGTAAGTTTACGGTTATTTTCTAGAATGAAGTGGAAGAAAATATGTAGTAAACTGAAGATTTATCGTAAGTTTACGGTTATTTTCTAGAATGAAGTGGAAGAAAATACAGAAAAGAACCGGAATACAATAAAGGTTCATCACTATTTACGAATGTAAATACGATATATTTTTTAATTAAAATTAAAAATATGTATATTTTTTTTATTATTAAATATTCATATTAAAATTTAATTAATATTATATATATAATATGAATATATTTAATAGTAATTTATGTAATTCAGTTAAAAGTAAAACATGTATTACAGAACAATGTAATAATAAACCAAAATGTAATGAAAAATTATGTGGAAGACATTTAAATTCTAAAAACATAATTTATTTTAGTAATCATATTACAGAACAAATAGAAAAGATTGATATAAATAATTTAGATGTAGATAAAGAACTATTTTCTGAAGATCTATGTTTAGATGAAAAAAAAAAAATATATGAAAAAGATGAATTATATGATATTATATCTAATAACAAATATATAGGTATATATAGTATTCGTAATAGTATTAAGAATTGTAATTTATCAAAGTTAATTAATACAAAACAAACTAAACAAAATTTAATATCTCATATTCAAAATATAATTGTTAAAGAAAGATATTATCAAACAAATATAGATGCTATTATATTAGTACAATCAATGATACGAAAATGGTTTGTTTATAGAAAAAAAATATGTTGTAATGATACTGATATTTTAACATTTAATTCAAAATATGAAATTCCAAATGTATATTTTTATTCATTTCATGATACAGTAACAAATAAATATTTTGGATATGACATTAGAACATTGATACAAATTATTCATTCAGAATATCCTTCATGTCCATATACATTTCGAAGTTTTACAGACAATGAAAAAATGCAAATTACTAAAAAACAATATATATTAATAAATAATGGTATAAAAATAGATATTGAAAAAGAAAATTTTAGTAAAGAAAAAGAAGTTAAAATGCGAATAATTGATGTTTTTCATCAAATAGATATGTTAGATAATTATACGAATTACAGATGGTTTAAAGAATTAAATATAAAACAATTGATTGATTTATATACCAGAATGGAAGATATTTGGAATTATCGAATTGGTATGGATATAGATTCTAAACGAAGAATTGTACAAAATGGTATTTTATTTAATATGCCATCACATTTTATTCAATATCAAAAAGATATTATTAAAGTGCAACATATATTATTAGATGAATTTACACGAATGATAACAGAAGGTATTAATAGAGAAGAGAAAAAATTAGGTGCATTATTGATTTTAACAGGACTTGTAGAAGTTTCACATGATTGTGCGGATGCTTTACCTCATTTAGTGCAAATATAGTCATGTACCTGTGAATTATGAATAAAATATTTAATCCAAAAACTAGATTTAACATAACAATGATATTTTAAATGCGATATTTGGATAATCACCAACTGGTTCTATTTTCATTAAAACTGGTTTATCACTTAAATAATTACCAGAAGAATATGTTGAATAAGCAATTACTATATCTTTTGTTGGATCATAAGAAGAATCATATTTTCTAACAATATTAAAATTTAACATTCCATTTTTGGTAAATATACTAAATAATGATGTTGTTGTTACTTCATTTAATCCATCTCTTATAAAACTAATTATTTCACTTGTTCCACCAACTGTTCCATCTTCATTATATAATATACCACCATTCATAGTAGTTTTTGTTCTAATTTTATCTGCCGGATTTGTATTTACATAATCTAATTCATGAGTTTGATTAATTGCACTATTGTAGTCTAAATAATATATTTCTAATACCATCTATATTATAATATAATTTAAAAATTTAAAATTTCTAAATTTTTAAAATATTTTTATATAGTTATTATATAAATGACACAAATTGGAATATTAAATGTTATTGCTGGAAATATAAATGGAATATCAGGATTACCGGTAAATGGTAATTCTCTTAATTCATTCTTTAATAATCCGATTGGTATTAAAGTTGATAATTTAGGAAATATTTATATTACGGATTGTAAAAATAGTGTAGTTGAAAAATTAATTCCTAATTCTTCAGGTTACGAATTAAAAGTTATAGCAGGAGATATAAATGGAAAATCTGGACTCCCTACACCTGGACCTGCTCTTGATTCTCTACTTAATATAGCATGTGGAATTACAGTAGATTCTAATGGTATTATTTATGTTGCGGATACTCATAATAATATAATTGAAAAATTAGTTCCCAGTAAAGATGGTTATGAACTTAGTATAATAGCAGGAAATACAGATGGAATTTCTGGATTACCTATAAATGGTCCTGCTCTTGAATCATATTTTAATTTACCATCAAGTATTGCAGTAGACTCTAAAGGTAATATTTATATTTCTGATTATCTAAATAATGTTATAGAAAAATTAGTTCCTAGTAAAGATGGTTATGAACTTAGTGTAATTGCAGGAGATATAAATGGAAAAGCTGGATTACCAACACAAGGACCAGCACTTAATTCTTTATTAAATGGTCCTTCAGGTATTGATATAGATAAATATGGAAATATTTATATAGCAGATTGTAATAATAATGTTATAGAAAAATTAACTCCATATGAATATGGATATTATTTAACTGTAATTGCAGGAAATATAAATGGAAAAGCCGGATTACCAACACCTGGACCATCTCTTAATTCTTTATTAAATAGTCCTAGTGGAGTTACAATAGATTTAATGGATAATATCTATATTTCAGATACAAAAAATAATTTAATTGAAAAACTTTTTCCGATTGAATCAGGGTATATTCTTAGTAGTGTAGCAGGAAATATAGATGGAACTGCTGGATTACCCATAAATGGAAATGCTCTTAATTCATATCTAAATAGTCCAGAAGATCTCACTACAGATTTTTTAGGTAATGTTTATATTAGTGATTCTAAAAATAATACAATTGAAAAAATTACATTTATACCACCTATTCCATGTTTCAGTGAAAATACTAAAATTTTAACAAATAATGGATATAAACAAATTAAAGATTTACAGATAGGAGATATGGTAAAAACATTGTTAAATGATTATAAACCAATTGTTGTTATTGGTAAACAAAAAATTGAACATTTTTCATGTAAAGAACGTATTAAAGATCAGTTATATAAATATTCTGTAAACACGTATTCAGAAATATTTGAAGATTTGATTTTAACAGGAGGGCATTCTATTTTAGTTGATAAATTAACGGAAGAACAACAAATTAAAACTAAGGAATATTGGAATGATTTATTGAAAACTGATGATAAATATAGATTGTTATCAGTTATTGATGAAAAATCGGATGTTTATGAAACTTCTGGTATTTATACGGTTTATCATATAGCATTAGATAGTGACGATTGTTCTATAAATTATGGCATTTATGCAAATGGACTTTTAGTTGAAACATGTTCAATAGATTATTTAAAAAAAAATTCAAATATGGAACTATATTATAGTGAATAAACCTAGATTTCCTAAAACAAATGTGAAAGTTATTTGAAGTTTACGAAGGAAAATACAGAAAAGAACCGGAATGCAATGAAGGTTCATCGCTATTTTCCGGAACGTATGTGAAGGAAAATACTATTGACAAAACAGTTGAAACAATACAATTGAAACAATACAATTATTTTACGATAGATAATTTTTAAATTACTATGTTAATTACTGTACTCTAACCCAAACATCCCTCCCGCGATATTTGCTATGTTGAAATTTGTCGCGAAGATAGTAATTATTGGATTGATTAACTGATCACTGATATCAATGTACAATACTTGACTATCAATTCTGCTAAAATTACAAGAACCACTTGGCTGAAACTGTTCAGGATCTATACAAAAACTATATAAATATATAAAATTATTTGGTGTATTAGTATGATATTTGAAACTTTGAAGCGTTTTAAACCACTTAGCATCCTTTGTCTCAAACAATTCCTGTCCTTCAAATAATATTTTACCTTTAACCATTGGATCAGTTCCAGATACCAATCCATTTTTATAAGGCTGTGTTGAAAAATTAAACCATTCATTTTTTGTTAAAACATCAGTGTTTTGCAAAACCCAAAATAATTCCTTAACAGGATGATTAAAATCCATGAAAATTTGGTGTGTTAAATCAGGTATTCTTTCCATTTTTGTTGGATTAGTAGGGTCTTGACGTAATCCATTTGATGTTAATGAAGTAGCATAAACTTGTAATTGCTCAATTAAATATTGATGATTATTTTTAGCAAAAATTTTTCGCTCTTCATCTTCTAAAAATATATAATCTATATCTAAATATGTTTGAGTTATTTGTAATGGGCATTCTGGAGGTATAATTACTGGTTTACCATCAGATGAAATAATTAATTCTTCATATTGTCGAAAAGTTACGTTAAATCTTACTTCTTGGGATTGTATAGCAATCAATGGTAATGATACACCTATGTTTCTACAAAACCAAAAATATAATGGAACATATAAATCTAATGCTTCATTATTTGATAAATTTATGGGACTATCAGATTTTCCTATCATACTATTGAAACCTTCGCGTTTACCAGGCGGTACTGTTAAATCACTCCATATTTGCATCCATAACCCAAACTGTCTATCAATAATAACACCGCCTATTTCAATATCTATTATTTTAATAATTGCATGTCCAATAGAATTTACCCAATAATATTCTATTAAATTTCCTTTTTGATCTGTATAATTATACTGTTTTAAACTTGGTAATTTTATTCTTAAAAATACCTGATTCATTAAATCCCCTATACGATCTATTTGACAATATACTTTTTGTCCAAAATCTGAATTACCATTAAAATATTGAGGTATATTTTGAATTGCAAAATTAGTATATCGTCTATATACTGCTATAAAATAACTTATTTGTGGATTTCCTGTTAAATATATATCTTGGGCTCCATATGCCGCTAATTGTAAAAGACCTCCTGTCATAATATTAATATTATTAATTATTTTAAATTGATTTAGATAAATTAAATTTATTTTAGTTACTATTAAAATATATAAGAACTGGAATCAAATGAAGGTTCATCGCTATACTCCGGAGTTTACAAAGAAAAATACGTATTGGTACGGAAGAATATAGAAAATTAATATTATTTTATATTCTGCATAGTTATTCAGAAAATGTAAAATTATAAAAAATATATTTATATCATGTGAAATTTGGATTTATAGATATTAAATATCTATTTAAAAATAAAAATATATATAAATTTATTAAAATGTTTACCCAAAAAGATATAGTAACAAAATCATTAAAAATTATTGATACAAAAGATGTTTCTATTATAAATAATGAAGATGACGATGATTATTTATTTTCTGCATTAACATGTGAAGGAGGTGGTGTTTTTAAAAAAGGAATTGCAATTGGTATGCAAGATAAAATGGTTTCTGGATTAATTATGTATGATAGTGAGAATTTTTATGGATTTAGTGAAAAATATGGATTATCACTACTTTCAACACATCCAGAATATGTTGAATTAAATATTCCAGAATCAATATTTGAAAATAAAAATATTCTCCAACCGATTGATAAAAATCCATCAGAATATTTACAAAATTTAAAAGAAACAACTAAAGATAAAAGATTAAATATTGATATTGAAATTAAAGATACAAATAACTTTTATATAACAATTTCTCAAAATTATTCTTTATCTAATTTTAGATTAATATTTGATATTTCATTTTTATATGATTTAAATACAATTATATCTAATATTTCATTAGTTTTTATTAATAATAGTAATAAATCATTATTTTTAAATATTAAAAATAATAATTGTTATTATGAAAATAATTTTAATAATGAAATAATAAAAAATTCTGTTAATAAAATAAATTGTGAAGTTATAAATAGTGAATGTTTTTTGATATCAACTAAAACTTTTACAAGTTCATAAATGAAAAATGTACTGAATTTTTACTATTTTCATTTTGTTTAAATATTAATAAGATCCACTCAAAAAATAACCATAATGATACTATCGATAAACTTGGATATATTGTAGAATAATAAAACATTACAGCTAATACAAACAATGTAGTAACAATAAATATTATAGATCCAATTTGTTTCCAATATCTTGTATCACGTAACCATAACACTATAATTAAACTAATTATAATACCTATTGTTATTCTTTCTTTTGTTTCGATTACTTGTAACGTATCCTTTGGAGGTTCTCCGTTACAAACATTTATCATGCTATTCATTAATATAAAAAAAAATATAGTTCCTAAAAAAAATAAAATAGAAAATAATGTAATAAAAGTATTTAATATTGAAATTTGTTTAATTATTTTTAATTTTAAACCTAAATATATAATCATAGAAAAAATAAAAATCAATACAAATAAACCTAATAAAACAGGTCGTAATACATCAGACAAGGAAGTATTTGAATTTGTAATTTTTGAAATATGTTTGTAAATCAGTACATAAATTGTTAGATATATTAAAAACTTATAATTTTTTTTAAATGCATTATTAAAACTATGAAAAAGATGACTTCCACCATCCTTTTTTTTATAAATAAATAGAAAAAACATAAGTAATAATACTATTACATAAACAATTAAAGTTGAACAAAATACTTTTAATAAATTATTTTTAAAAGGATCGCCGCCATAATAAAATTGAATTAAATTACTACAAATGTAAATTATAATTAATGAAAATACTACGATTAAAATAAATTTTATTAATCCCTCTTGTGATGTTGCTAGTATATCATTTATTACTATAAATAAAAATATTAATAAAATGTAAAAAAATACTTTTGTTTCAATTATAATTATAGTATCATTAGTATTTTTATTAATATATAATAATATATATAAACATATTGAAAATAATATAATAAAAAAAAGATAATTTACCATAAAGTTAAAAAAATCTGATTTTAAAAATTTTTTTATTATATTACCAATTGTTTTTTTTTCTAAATCAAAATTTCCACCTTCTGGTGTAGAGTTTTCTAAAAATTCATTAAGATTTTTTTTAGATTGAATTTGTGTTAGTTTCTCTAATTTATACTCTATATTTTTTCTTTGCTCGTATAATTCAACTTTTTCATTTTCTAATTTATTTCCACCAACTTGTTTTTTTGAATTATTTAATTTAAAACTTTGTTTTTCTAAATTAATTTGTTGATTTATAAGCCTAATTTTATTGTTTATTATTTTTTTTTTTTCTATTAATAATTCTTTTAATTTTTCTATTTTTGTTTTAGTATTATCATTTTGTTGATCAGAACCTTCTGTCATTACAGAATCGTCATTTTTAATAAATTTTATTTTATTTTCTTTCGAGCTTTGTTCCGATGAATTAATTGTAGATGCAACTTTAACAAGATCTTCTTTATGGTTACTGATATATTTTAATACTTCTGGATTATATTTTTCAGTTTCAGCAATCTTTAATGATGCAATTGATTCTGGATTTGTTATAAGTTCAGGATGTTCTTTAATAATTTGTAATATTACTGGAGCAATATTTAATGATACATCTCCAACTATAGACGCAACTTTACCAATTTCTTTTTTATATTTTTCACCATATTTTAATGCATTTGGACCATATTTTGTAGCAAGTTTTAATGCTTCACTTGATCCTGGACCTCCTATAAGATCAGGATGTTTTTCGGCAAAATTTATTGCATCTTGACCATGTGCTAAAAGTCCTTCACCAGCTATAGATGCAAGTTTACTAATTTCTTCTTTATGTCCTTTAGCATATTTTATTGCATTATTACCATGTTGTATTGCTAGCTGTGCCGCAAGCACACCAAACGGATTACTTGAACTAGCACCTCCTTTTTTTTGTATCTGTTTTTTAAAAATATTCTTTTTAATTACCATAACCTAATTTATTAAGAGAAAAATATATAAGAAATATAATTTTTAATTCTTAATAAATTAAGAATTAATTAAAAAAAATTGAAAAATGCGTATTTTTTAAGAAAATATTACCTAAGATAAGAATATAAATAAAATGGCAAAGACATCAACTAGTACTAAATCTAAGAAAACCACTAATACTCAAGTTGCTTCAACTGAGACACCTGTCCAAACACAAGAAGTTTCTGCACCTGTTCAGGTATCTTCATCACCTGTTCCAGAAGTAGTTTCACAACCTGTTCAAGAAAATGAATCTCAATCAGTAGAAGTTGCAGATCAAGTTCTTGAAGAGTCAAGTACTGAAATTCTTTTTAACAAGGCAATTAATCAATTCCAAGATATCCAAAATGCAATGAAGACTCTCCATTCTAATCTTAAAGTTTTGCAAAAAGAGATTTTGAGAGAAAGAAAGGAATCTAAGAAGAAGGAATCTAAAATTAAGAAGAAGAGTGACAAGAAAAAGAGCCCATCCGGTTTTGCAAAGCCATCTCCAATTTCATCTGAATTAGCATCATTTTTGGGACTTTCTTCTTCTGAACAAATTGCTAGAACTGATGTAACTTCTAAGGTTATCGCATATGTTAAGGCACATAATCTTCAAAATCCTGAGAATAAAAAACAAATTGTTCCTGATGCTAAACTTGCAACAATCCTCCAATCAGGAAATGATGTTGTTACATTTTTTAATCTTCAAACTTACTTAAAGAAGCATTTTCTTTCTAATACTACTGTTGAACAACCATCACTTTCCGGTTAAGAAATATCTAAATAAAATAATATAAAGACTATAGTATGTGTATATATACTATATAAAATGAGTTTTAGTTTTCGTAAGTTACATAATATTATTTCAGCACTGTATCATAGTGCATTTAGTGATCAAAATTTATATACTTTAATTGATGAACTTGATAAATTATCTTCAAGTGATTTTATTAAAATATTTATGATTGATAGCATAAATCATTTAATAGAAAATAATCCATCTTATATTATTGATAAAATAAATTATATTGAAGAAAAAAAAATAGTTGATTTTTGTGATATAATAAAAGATATTATTTTTGAAAAAAAAGTATATCGTTATTATAATATTTCAATATTTGATGAATACATAAATGCTATTAAATCTTCATCTATTATAAATTATTATTTAATTGGTTTTTTTTATGAAAATTATTTACATAAGTACAATAAAATAATTAATAATATTAATACAATAAATAATCAAATAAATAATATTGTAGATGAAAGTGAAATTGAAGATTTAAAACAAAAAAAAATTAAAATTTATACTATATTGATAAATGATTTTATTATTGAATTGGTTGCTAAATTTTATGAAGATTTTAGTCTTAGATTATTAAAAAATATTTTTAATGTACCTGATGATCTTACATTGAATAACGACATAAAATTATTATTACCATTTAAATATATATATAATTTATTAAATAGATCTAAAGAATTATTAAATTCACACAATGAAAATGTTAAATTTATTTTTTCATAAATTTCTATTATATAGTAAACTGGAGCTTTAGCGTAAGTTTAAGGTTATTTTCCAAAACGTATGTGAAGGAAAATAAATAGTAAACTGGAGCTTTAGTGTAAGTTTAAGGTTATTTTCCAAAACGTATGTGAAGGAAAATAAATAGTAAACTGGAGCTTTAGCGTAAGTTTAAGGTTATTTTCCAAAACGTATGTGAAGGAAAATAAATAGTAAACTGGAGCTTTAGCGTAAGTTTAAGGTTATTTTCCAAAACGTATGTGAAGGAAAATAAATAGTAAACTGGAGCTTT